AGGTGATGAAGCTCAAGGATTAATAGACATGTTGGAAAATGAAGATCCTATAGAATACCCTAAAGAAGGAAATGGTGAAGAAATTAATAATCCAAGAAATCCTCAAGGAGGGGGCCGGCGTAGAAGAAAGAGAGCTACACAAAAAAACAAGAAGACAAAAAGAAGAAATACACGCAAGGGTCTAAAATATGTATAGATCTAATGACCTAGCAGAATGGACAGCGGGTTTCAAAGACCTGGCGGAGACATTACAACTCTCCTGGATCTCACTCCGAGGGACGTCCAGGATAATGAATACACACCTCTATCTTCCGAAAAAACCTGGTGGGTGGCTGATAATCTGCGCAAGGTCCATCCCTTTAGTCTCAGTGTCCAGCAATTTCCTGTGAGAGGTCCCACCGGATTCGGTCAGCGATTCACTTTTGACTTGAATTCCTTATCGGTAGGTGATCTTCTCCTCGGCACATTTCTTCATCTAGATCTCGGCCACTGGCTCAGTGACACCACCCTAGTTCAACTAGAATCGGCAGCCCTCACTTACCCAGAGACAGAAGATCCCTGGTATTATGCAAACAATCTCGGTTCCGTTATTCTACAACGTGCCGTCCTAGAAATCGGAGACCAAACCATAGAAATTGTGGACGGCGATTTTCTCAATACGGCGAGCCTGCTTTTCCCAGATATGAATAACCAATACGGCCCCGGCATAGAAGCCCTCGGCAGATACCCACTATCCTCTTTAACACAAACCCCGAGTTATCGCCCCTTCCCCACAACCCGCAGATCTGTAGTAGTCCCCTTACCCTTTTTCTTTCAACGCACAAAGCTCCAAGAAGCTCTTCCCTTGCTCGCATGTAAAGAAGGTTCGGTCCGTATTCACGTAACCCTTCGCCCTTTTGCCGAGTGCGTGCGTCGTCTAAAAGGTCGTAGAACTTGTGCAACAGATGTTCCGCTGAGCCAAAGCCTGAACATAAAGAATACATCTACAGGCACGGTAACACCCACGCAAACATCCTCTATTACTCCGGCATTCAAGAAGATCCAACTCATTACATATGGGGCTGTCACAGAAGGCAGTGTGCGCCAGAATATTATGAGAAGCCCCTTTGAAAACCTCGTGCGCAATGTGCAGACCTTTGATTTCTCTGAACCTCTCAAATATGCCACGATGTCATCTGAAGATACTATACAAGTCCAACTTCCTCTAGAAGCCAATCATCCAATGGAAGAAATTATATGGTTCGTGCGACGCAAAGAAGTTGCTAATAACAATGAATGGACGAATTATTCTTCTGTCTTATCTGCCGAATATGATCCTATTTATAATGTCCCAGGGCCCATGTTAAAGAGTGCCACCATACAATTGAATGGAGTGGAGTTGGTAAAGCAAGAAGAGCAGTGGTTTCGCCAGCATATTGCTTATAGACACAAAGCAGGTGCGTCAGCCTATAATAGTTTCATATACGGCTATTCATTTTCGGAAACGCCAGGGAAACATCAACCGCGCGGAACGGCCAATGCCTCGCGCCTACAGACAGTGCGCCTGACCCTGGATATTAAACCGCCTGGTGGTGCATACGACAAGATGTGGGAGGTGAAGGTCTTTGTGATTACATTGCAGTGGATCCGATTCCAGAATGGCCTGGGGAACAAGATGTTCAGCGATTAGGCACCCATCTGATGAAATAAAAAATGAATTTCATTGTGGCGCATAAAATATGCCCCACAATGCCTCCTATAGGTAATAAAGATCTCGTTACTGGACAAGTGTATACGAGAGTAAATAAAACTGGTGAAAGGACTTATGAAATAACGAGGCCATTCGTCTATTCCTATGAACAAGGTGGCACAACAATCTTGTGCTTTGAGTTTGTAGGAAGAAGTTTACATTTGCAATATAATGCAGATTATTACGACTTCTATCTTGTTGGAACACAGCCGTCTGATATTCCTCCTTATACTGCACGAAGGAGCTCAGCCCTTTGTGTTTCTCAAGCCGAAGATATTGGTAGCCTGAAGGAGAGTTCTGATATCCTTCTGAAAACTGATTTTGATTCTATAACATATGAACCCTTTGTGGATGGAGACAAGTGTGTGCAAATTATCCACCCTTGTGGAAACTTCTGTATACCAAATTCCTCTATGAAATGCTTTGTGTATCACGCGGAGGCACTAGATGCGTGGTTTCATCAAGGGAAGTATGAAGAGCCTAGAACCCGAATAAGACTTCAACAATCAGGCTTGAAAAAGTTCATATACCGATCCTAAAAGGCCAAAAGGCCAAAGGGCCAAGGACGCTTATAGTTTTTATACACCACGCATAAAGATGGCTTCGGCGGGCTTGTTGAAACTTCTACATTCGGGTATTCAGGACGATCGCCTCATTGCAGCCAAAGGTTCCCTGAAGATGGACGATTTCCAACGCGTCTATGTAAAGGGCGGCCGTTTCACCACAGAATGGTATTCCGTGGAATTTGATAATACCCCGGCATTCGGTACAACTGCTCGGTGCACTATCCCGAGGAGGGGCCATCTTATTACACGCGCCTTCCTGATGGTCACACTCCCAGATATCGGTGCACGACAACTCACAGCAAAGCGAGAAGCCGATAGCAATGCCCGAGCATTTCTTGGCCCCACCTTCGGATGGACAAATTCTCTTGGCAATGCCTTAGTAACAACTGCACAAGTCACCATTGGCGGTAATTCCATTGATGTGATTGACGGGCGTCTTATGGAAGTCCTAGACGAATTCAATACCCCCCTTGAAAAGGTGACGACAGTCAATCGCATGATTGGGCGCTCTGACAAAGGATTCCAGCCTGGCTGGGATTTGGAGACACCTCTTATAAAAGAACTCGCCATTCCTCTCCCCTTCTGGTTCCATCGCGGAGATCCTTCTGAGGCCCTTCCGATTGATGCGATTAGTTATGATAATGTGCAAATATCCATAACATTCAATAATCTTCAGAACCTTATTACAAGCTCCGTGCAGTGTATGAATGAGAATGGACAATATACTTATCCTGTCATATCAGGCAGTCCTTTTTTTGTCTATGACATCAACGGGATACCTATCTGCACTTCAAATGCCTCCAATGCATCATCACCTCCTGTAGCACCTACCGTTACAACGATGCAATTATCATTGGCGGGTGGTGTATGCAAAGGCGACTATGTGAATTTATCTGGTGCATTTCAATATACAAATACGAATGGGTCTGGATCGGGAGGAGCCTCTGGATCGGCGGCGTCAGGAGATCGTTCCTTAGATATCCAATCGGCAAATATATTGCTGGAATATGTATATTTAGACGGTCCCGAAGCGAATCGTATACGCCTTGGTGATCTTACATATCCTATAGTGCAACATTATGGATATAATGCAGAAACAAAAGGAAATTCCAGTTTAAGAATACCATTTCGCATACCGAATCCAACTAAGGATATGTATTTTTATGTGCATCGTAACGATGCTGAACTTTTGAATGCACCTTTCCTTGCCACACGGGACATGAACTCTCCTGCGAAAATAAATGGATATACCACAACAACTTCATGGACGAGTGCACAATTATCTGTGGGTTCCAATGCTTCTTTGCCCTTAAATGACACTGGTCTACTCTTTCAAACAAATGACACCATTGTTGTGAGTGACAGCACGAATCCATTACAATACTTTAAAGGTTATGTGAAATCTTACACCAAACAAGGAAATATCTTGAACGTCCATGTATCCAATATATATGGAACCAATACAACCTTTCTAACACCTCCTTACAAGGTTCAATACAGCCCAGATTCTCCTTGGTGGCCAGATGCACAAGGACTAGGCAAAAATAACTTTGAGCCTCTGATCCCTGCATATTCCGATGCAGATTCAGAACCGATTCGCGAGTTTTCTCTTACATATGAAGGCAAGATTGTTCGATATGCCACGGATGTGCCGACCCTATTCCAGAGCATTCTTCCAGCCATGGAAAAAAGAAAAACACCATGGCACAATAAGTATTATTACCATATTCCCTTTGGCACCCAAGGCGAGGACTTCGGAATCAGTAATCCCATGGGGCATGCAAATCTAGATAAGATAATGAATCTAGATCTCTTTCTAGAGTTCAAGCCAAGCCGAGGTTCTCTGCGTTCCACAGATATCCCCTCTTACACAGTCTACACATGGTTTGAAACCTATAACATCTTAAGAGTGTATGGAGGTCGCGCAGGCCTCTTGTTTGGGTATTAATTTTACATAGTTATATATACTTCGCGCATTGTTATTAAATTTACATAGTTATATATACTTCGCACAATATACTCAGAGTATATTATGTGATTTATAAGATCAGATATCCCCTCTAAAAGAACATCTTATCCACCCGGGTCATGACAAGGCAACCGTTATCCTCCATTGTCCAGCGCATTTTCTTTGTCTCCGCATCACGAATCACTCCAGCAGTGCGATTCGGTATCATGACGTCCGTGATTTCTTTTGCAATATTCACATCCTTTCCATCGGAGTTCACAAAGGCCCAGTTCACCTCATTACTCAAAGGACGATACTGTATGGTGCCAGCATTCAGCCCCGCAACCCACCAAGAAGCAGGAAGATTCTTTAAAATCACCTGATTTGCTTCATAAGGCACAAGAGAATTATCGGCTACAAGATTCTTCGCATCCACCGCCGTAACGGGAAGCCCTTTTACACTCTGGAAAGTAGCATCCGCAGTGCCCTTAGGCGATACGCTTGCCTCATACTTCATGTCCATATACTTATAAAAATATAATTTATTTTGACATTGGACGCCGGAAAAAACTCAGGCGATTCAAAGATTCATGGAAATCGTCCTTTTTCGCACGAGATGCTTCTGCCTTTTCAAGGCACTCCTTGACCTTTTCTGCCCACATAGATGCCGTTGTAGTAT